AAAAACTTTTGCAGGTAATCCATCTAGTTTTAAATCATCGTTGTTAGTGTCAGACAAGATGTATCGCATGTGCGATAAGTCACCTTGTTTAATGCGATTGCCGTCTTGTGAGTCATTTAAATTAAGTACATTTATTAGCATGTTTTACCTCCAATAAAAAACCGGACTAAAAAGTCCGGTGAATTAGTTATGCATGTGCATTTTTTGGATCATATTCAACACCAGTTAATCCGAAATATTCTTCTGGCGTTACAAATCCTCTTTTAACAAATAAAGCAAACTGTTCGTTTGTGTAATATCCCATTTTATAATATTTAACTCCGATATCATGCATTAGTAGTTCCTCCTAACAATTGAATGGTTAAATCTGATATATCCTTGCGAACATCTCTTAGTTCTTCTTGGGTTTTTAATAATTCGAGTGATAAATCAGCTATTATTTGGTCCTTATGAGTTTCATCGTCTTTCTTGGGTGGTTCTTCAATTTGTTGTTTTTTCCATTCCTCGTATGGTGTACCAACCCATTCGCCACCGTCAAATTTAACCGGCCAATATAAACTGCTTGGTGGCATAATTTCAGTGTATAAGTCTTTGTCGTAACCTTCTTTGCTTTCGTCTATAAGAAAGGGTTTTCCATCAGTTTTTCTAAAAATTTGTATCATCTAAATGCCTCCTAAACCATGTATGTGAGATTAATCATATAAGTGCTATCTGCTTCAACAGAACCTACAACTTTCATCGTTCCGTCACTTGCCAAATATGCTACAGCATTGCTAGTTCCTATTCTTTGGTTTAACTTAAATTCAATATTCTTAGTAGGAGTAATATTTAAAGGTAATTGAGCGAAAACTGAACCAGTATATAACTTTTTGATATTTCCTATAATTTGAACTGTTTTATTATCTCCTGTTTTTCTAACTCTATAAGAAACTGGTAAAAAAGAATCGCTATATGCATATGCTTCAGCACCGTTTAATAACGGCAAAGGTACCCAGCCGGTATCTTCTATAGCGACACCTACTTTTTTCCAACCGGTAAAATTCATATAATTGTTTGCAATATAAATATCGCCAGTATCGAATGGCATATAAAGTATTTGTCGTTTAGGCGTGAAACTTTTTTCGTTTTTATAAACCGATATAGCATTACCTTCGTTATTTACTCCAGTTGGTAGTTTAGGGACATTAGTTAAATAATACATTCCTGGTTCTAGGTATTGTAATTTTTTTATATCATTATTTAAATCAACCGTTAAACTTTTACCATTATCTTCAGTTAATTTATATTTTTGATTGTTTCCATTACTACTGTTTAATGAGACCCAACCTCTATCATTGTTATCAGTATGAACTGTTTTAGACCAAATATTATTTTGATAATTATGAATAAGAATAATATGCTTTCTTCCACTCTGTCCTTTTGTAACATTAATTTCTGCTATATACCCCGCACCATTTGGATCAGCAGGGGCATTTACAGACTTATAGTCGCTTGGTATAGAACATTCATATAATCCAGGTTCAAGCGTTTCTATAGGTTGAGACAAAGTGCCAAGCCATTTTCGACTTCCATCGTTTTCAGTAAATCTGTACTGTTGCCAATTACTAAAGTCAGGTAGTTTAGGTGTAATTTCAGCTTTTTGTTCTTCTGTAAGACTTTCAAAGTCAAATGACTTTCCATCTGAACCATCTTGTCCGTCAACACCATCTTTGCCATCTCTTCCTGGTGGTCCTTGTGGACCAGGATTTCCGTTAACGCCATCAATACCATTAATGCCATTTTTACCATCTTTACCGTCTTGTCCTGCTGGACCTTGTTCTCCAGTATCTCCTTTAGGTCCTTTGAAGATATCTACATTGTCTTTCATTACTTTTTCTACGATATCATCTAGCAACTCTACACGTATTTCTTTTCCTACACTTTTAGTTATACCGCTGTCGTTAACAGTAAAATAAAAGTTAGCAACATGTGTGCTATCGTTATTTTCAGGATTTTCTAAAAATAATTTACATTGCATTTGCCCTACATGTTTAGTGATATATTCAGGGATAATATATCTTACAAAGCCTTCTTCAGCTTTAACTATTTCTAATGGCTCATTAGTGAATATAGAACCATCTTGTGCAAAAACATGTAATACAGGTTCGAATTTCGTCTGGTTGAAATTCACGGAGATGTATTCTTGATTTTCATTAATAATGTTCTTTTTCTTAACATGGATATCAATAACAGATGTCTTGTTATCCATTGTGTACAGATTAACGTTTATACTGCCTAAATCAACGCCATTTTCATTGATGATAGTATTAACTGTACCGGTTTTGTACGTTTCCATAAAAACACCTCTCCAATAATAAATTTAGGGATAAGAGCTGTCAGCCTTATCCCTATTTATATCTATCTCTAATGAAATAGACACCTTTTATACCGATTTTGTCATATAGATTTTTGATAGTTGTCGCTTGAACTTGTGCCCAGCGTACATCAGTTGCATATTGATGATTACCTGGATGTCTAGGGTTCCATCGCATACGATAAAGTGTATTTTGGCCTTTGCTGATATAACCTTGTCTTACAAATTTAGCACCTCCAATAATACCTTTAGCAGGAGTAGTCCACCCTCTATTTCTAGCGTAAGTAATTGCATAATTAGGGTTGTAGTCATATGCACCTATACCGAAGTAGTTATAAACACCAGCACGACCACTTGAGAAGTAAGATGTACCATAACCACTCTCAAGGAAGGCATGTGCAATTAAGTATATTTCATTAAGGTTATACTTCTTACAAGCATAAGCAACTGCTTTACCTTGCCCGGATAGAGACCCTTTACCACGCAATATCTTATTAAGTGCTGAAACTGATACGCCTTGATATTTACCAAGATTGAGCATTTGATATTTTTGAGTTTTACTATTCCAAATCTTAAGTGAATTCATAGCGTTAAGTGTTGCCGAGTAACTTGCACCATACCACCCGTTACCGTAGTTTATTTGAGGGGATTTAGTCATTTGGATAGCTACCGCTCTCTTGAATGAATAAGCACTTCTTGAAACAACCACAGTAGGCTCTTTGCTTCCTTTTTTGTTTGTCGTTGTAGTTGTATTCTTATTAACACTAGATGCTGGAACTGTAACTTTAATAGTTTTAGTCTTAACTTTATCTTTAGGAATTTCAGAAAGTAACTTCTTACTGTTTTTATATAGATAGAGTAATCCATTGATTGTTTTGTCTATGTTTTTCTTAGGCGGCAATCCATTGAGTGATATATCCCAATCTCCATGCTCGTATACGCTTCGCCAAATATTAGATGTGTCAACTTCAATAGAAGATGGCTTAACTGGTATACCTTGATATTTCATTCTGAACACTGCTTGTAGCATTGTGTGTATCTCGTTGACGATAAAATCATCTTTACTTGCTGATAAATCTTGACACACTTCAATAACGATATTATCAGGGTGACTAGGTACTTCGTACATTTCTAATCTAGGCTGCCATATATGGTTTCTATCTACGAAATAGTGAGGATATTCTTTATCAGTAAGATATTTTTCTCTATCAAAGTATAGATCAAGAACTGAACACATTGTATTTGCGTTTCTTATAGTCACTTTCTTAGGGTTATGACCTCTATCTTTACCTTGAACAATATCGTGTCGGATAAATTCAGGATAAGTTGGTTCACCATCATCTATAGTGAAATTGATATGTGTTTGTTTCTTCTTAATGGTTACTGTTTTATTATTATCTGTTGTTGTGGTGCTTGAAGTGTCAGAACCGCCGCTTGGTTTAGGAGGGTTTTTCTCAGCTTTATAAGGAGGTCTAACAAAATAAATGTTTCCGCCATTACCGTTGTAGTTATGATTAACAAACGCTGCTCTCGAACCACTCCATTGGTTTGAATGGTACCAATTTTGATCCACACAACGAAAGGTCTTTTTGTCACTAGGGCCAACAACTATTGCAGTATGTCCAGCCCAACCATATGTCCATACAGCTATATCCCCAGGCTTAGGAATGAAACTAGATGTATTTCTATAGATTTTCCATGACCTATTTGGATATTGACTACGGTTAGCCATAGCGTTGGCATTTCCCCAAGTTCTAAAATGCCAATATCTTTGAAAGATATAGTTAGGTAAATCCCACAATATTGTTACGATAGTATTCGCTACTTACTACCTTCTTCATATTTCTATGAATGTTCAGACTATATCATCAACCTATTAGGTCGCTCCCCGTTTCCACTCGCTTGAGTGTACGTCTTTCGACTAGTCGTTGCACGTTCCTATTGCTAGGCTTCGCTCATGATTGCCTACAACATTACTTGTTTAGGTTTCCCATGAATTAGAGGAGTTTGCATTAATGATTACTCACTAATGGTGCTGAAAGTTAACACTGGAAACCATATCTTCCGTCAATATCTACCCCTTTATGGTTCTTAGCCATCCATTTAGCCCAATCTACAACTTGCGAGGCTGTTGGTTTTCCGCTTTTAGGTAGTATAGCCATTTACACACCTACTTTCTTCAATCAAAATAAAAAGCCAACACCGAAGTGTCAGCTTAAAATATTACGGAGGCTAAACCGAATGCTGCTGCAATAATTGCACAACCACCACTAATTAACGCAACAAAAACTTGTACATTTCCTTTTTGTTTGTCGGAAATTGATTTATTGATGTTTTCTAATTGAGTTTCATGTGATTTAACTGTGTACTTTACGTCAGTGAATTCATTTCCCACTTTTTCTATCACACCACTAATTTTTTCTAAATGTTTTTCTAATCGTTCTTGCGACTCAAACTGCTTTTCTTGTAATCCTGTTTGTTTTTCGAGCCTTTTATCTAGTGTGCTGTATGCCTCAATGTGTTTTCTATCATTTTCGTTGATTTTTTCATAAATTTTACCTGTATTCTTTATCCATTCTGTACGTAATACATATTTATCTTCTTCTTGAGACAATTTCTACACCTCCGTAGAACCCTAAAATGCCACAGATCATTGTAAAGGTAGAGAATTGCAAAGGAGAAAGCCAATTAATAGCATGAAACATACTAGCGGATGTCATTAAAAAGTAAAAGCAAGCATTACCCCAACCCCCAATACAAATAAGATAGTTGAAAGTATTATTTAACTTTTGTGTAGGTAAAAAGAATGGGGCAATTATAATAAAAGCACTAAAAATCATCGCAAGGACTCCCCATATCCAAATAGGCATTATATGATGTAAAGCTAAATAGAAATCACTATCTCTAATGATTGACGCCTGTTCTCTTGTCCAGAAAAAACCACGTTCAAACATCAATGCTCCAAATCCTAAAATCATCAAAAATGATAATGAGTAAGTGATTGAATTATTTTTCATTATAAAATACCTCCTATACAACAGGGTCTGAACCAGGTATTACTACTCCTTTAGTAGCATCGTACCAAGAACCCCATCTTGTCGTTTCACCCATCATGTTGCGAGAATATATTCTGTGTCTGTTATATGGCATGAACAACACTTTTTTGTATGTTTCGCTTCGTGATATCACAATAGCGTAACCGCTTTGATTATCAGGATCAGGAGAATTTGTAGGGTTGTAAAGGTAGTAAAAACCAGTTTTATCAATTTTGCTCATAGTAGATAAATCAACATTATCTAACCTAATAGCAAAACCTTCGGCTTCTGTAAGTGCTGATAATTGACCTGTGGCACTCTTTATAGCTTCATTAACTTTGTTTTGTATTAATTCATCTAAACCATCAGAAAGTGTCTTAAATTCATCTTCGTTTGCCTTCTTAGATAACTGCTGATTAACTTCATCTTTTTTAGCGTAGTTGATAAGGTGCTCGTCTAAGTTTTCCTCTGTTATAACTCCTTCAGTTGCCGAATTTAGTCGTTCGTTGACCTCTAAAATTTTATCGTTAATATTATTTAGATAGTCTGTTAACTCTGTTTCGGTTTGTTTTGCGAAACCTTCCATTTGTTCCCGCAAATCTTTAACTTGTTTAACAAATTCTGACTTTTGAGTATTTACAAAATTCATGAATTCTTCTTCAGCATTTTGAACGTTTTCTAATTCTTTTGATACAGTATCAATTCTGTCTTTCACTAAATCAACAAGATCGTCAATCTCTCTAATATATCTGATTTTAATATCAGCATCTATTTGGTTAATTAATGCATCTTTTACGTAAAAGCGAAACTCGTTAAGTACAACTGTATCTTTACGACCAACTGCTTTGATATAAATTTGACCAGTCACATGAGTGTCAGTAGAAGCCTTCAGGAAATTACTGTCTAAAGTTAAACGTATAATGCCTTTCATAGGATTAACATATTCAACTTTAACCCTTCCGGTTGAAGAACCGTTATCGGAAACAAAATAAGCTGTTATCTCAGTGTTAGCTTCGCTAATCTCTAGGGGATAACTTTCCCCGTTTATTTCTCTACGCACTTGAAAAGTTAATACCGCAGTATTTATATCCATATTATAAAAGCCAATACCTTCATCAGATATTGACTTTAAGTAAGGTTCATCAACAGTAGTAATTCTAGCTTCTTTATAAAATCCGTCCATTATGAAGCCTCCTTATTTTTTCTTTTTAGTTTTATGAATAATTTTGTTTGTCTTAGTATATGCGCTCGGTTTATTAGGATAAACTTGATGGAATGTTTTCTCTTTTTGGTTACCATACCCACCAGATTTAAGAATTTGAACTGCTGTGTGTGAATGCGAAGGTGTAAAAGTAAGGTTGATAATTAAGTTTCTAACTTTTGCAACGCCTTTAGTTCTTAATATATCAACAACACCCATAACTTCGTTTGATCTGTGTACGTTGTCTGGACTCGTTGTTGAATATTGAACAGGAGCGATTGCATGCAGCGGAATAGTATGCCAACCTTTTTTAACTGGCATTCTCACTCTGTATAAGTGACGTTTTCTACTTTTTCCATTACCGCTGTACGGGTGATAGTTTTGTACTACATAAGGTGCTACAGCTATCGTTGTATCTCTATCAACTTCTACAGTAATAGAACCATTTAACTCTACGAAACCATTAGCTGTAACTTGGAAACGTTGTTGTGTCATTAACATACGTTGATAATCTTTTTTAGCGATAAGTGAAAAAGGTTTAGTATCTTTTTTATCAAATCTACTACTATAAACTAAAGACTTAACAATAGGTTGATTTGCAATTCTACCTTCTTTGTTAGTGTCTAGTTTTGATAATTTGGAGATGATATTTCCTAAGTAATAAACTGAACGCCACATCTCTTGAGCGCCTCTAGGTTTTCCAGCTCTACCTTCGTACACTTCAGGCAAGAAAGAAGTTGTACCATGCTTAATACCTACCCAGTTACTAAATGAGGCTAAGGTGCTTGAACCCCAAGTTACATAATCTCCATGATCTGACATTTCTGAAAGCATCTCAGTCATCACATTGTTAGGTTGATTTGCAAAACGTGGATAGAATAAACAATAGTCACTCACTTGAGAAATGATGTTATGACAATCGACGTGAGCTGTAATATCTCCTAAGCCTTCTACTAACGCTTTCATGTTTCTACTTTCTCTCTCGCTAAAAGGTTTTGAACCTTTATAGTTTTTACCAGTGGAACGTGTACCACTACCATTTGACCAATAGTAATCAAAATTACGGTTTAAATCGACATTATTTACATTTTCACGTTCTTGATTAGCAAACCCCCATGGATTTACGATAGGAACCATGACAATACGCACGTTTTTACGTATATAAGCGAGTTGAGAATACTTGTTCCATTCGTTGACAACTAAATCCATAAAGCGACTTAAAGCATAAAATGCACTGTATTCATTCCCGTGTATACATGATGTGATGAGTAAAGTTTTTGTATAGTTTTGAGGTTTGAAATCATAAGCATAAACATTGTACTTGTTACTTTGGTCTTTACCTACATATTTTTTCGTAACATACTTGTTGTCAACAAATTTGTCATAAAACACTTTTCTATTGTCATCGGGATCGTTATTATTAGGTGTTTCATTAACACCTTGTTCTGCACTAGCAATAAATGGAGGAGTAAATAGATAAGTAGCGTCATCAGCCACATTTAGTTCTTTGTCTATTTTTTCGTCTATTCTAGTAAAGTCATGTCTTAATCTTTCTGAAAGTATAGGGAAGTTTTGAGCGTCAATTGATGTACGACTGTCTCTCACTTCTTGTAGACCATTACCAATTGTTCCTAATACTAAATTTCTAATACGTTTACTTTGATATCCTAATTCTTGTCCTACAGTAACATTAGGACCAGTAGGCAATCTATATACAATTTGTTCAGCGTTATGAGCTTGCTTTTCGGTTTTACCATGCTTTACTAATATTTCTTCAATATTAGTTAGCATGTCTCGTATAGCAATGTAGTTTAGCTCATTTTCTCTCACATACCGTGAACTAAATAAAGTATCTAGCTTGGTATATATTGTTTTACGCATTGCTACGCCTCCTTAACTTGTAGTTTTCCGTCTTTATCTATCGTAATGTTATAATATTTGCCGTTTTCGCCTTGCATTTTAAGTCGATTGTAATGGAGTCTATCTACTTTCTTTTTATCATTATTACTCATCAGTCCAGACGTTTTATCTGTTGCTTTTGGTATTACGTATTTGTTAAATCCACTTTTAGCACTTGCAATAACTTGCCATGTCTTACCACGATCATGAGACACTCGGAATTTACCATTTCTGTTATATTCTAGTATGTGGTCTTTTTCTACAATTGCTCTTATTCCATTGGCGTTTCCATGCAATGCTTTGTTAGAGTCAATGGACTTTCTTGTAGAAGTAATAGCTGCATTTGCTTTTGCGTATGTTGTTCGATATGAATTAGCAAATCCTCCACCTAAACCGCCTACAACTTGTGCTGCTTGACTAATTCGTTCTAAATAGCGTTTGTGACGATTGAAATCTCCTAAAGTTACGTCTTGTTTTACTATCTTATTTTCAGCGTCTCTAATAGTCTTAACTTCGACTATTCTCATAAACTCATTGATGCCAATTATAGAGTTCTTAACTTTTACAATGTCTGCAACTCTAGGAACTGCATTAGGATAATGTTGTCGCAAGGCTATAAAATCCAAAGTTAAAGAGCGTTTTATAGATGCATTAATAACAGATTGCAATCTAGCTCGCATAATATCAGGATCAGTGATCGAACCATCTTTAACAGGTGGTGCATCGAATCTACCGTAATCTTTCATATTAGGGTGTTCAAATTCAACAATAAGACCTGCACCATCTAAGCCTTCTTCGTCTGTATATGAACCGTACCCTTTAACATAGGTATACATCTGACCGCTATCTTCTTCTAATTTCATATTGTTTGCGTTAATTTCATCATCAATATGATAAGTTGCTTTTTTCTCTAAATACGGAGTAAATTCAAAAGTATACGTGTTTGTTTTGTAATCATGATGTATATCAAACTCTAAATCCCATGCTTCTAATCCTTTTTTCAATAAATCCTCAACACTTTCTCCTTCGCCAGAATCTTTGATTTCAGAAACAAACATATTGTCAGGAACTTTGAATTTAAGTCCAGTTCCTTTAAATATCTTTTCGAAAAAGTCGGGTGGTTTATGAGGACCATCTATTTTGTCATACACTCTCTTTCTTTTGATAATATCAATCGGCTTTTCTCGAAAGGTTACAGACACTTCTTGATTTCTACCATGTGTTTGTCTATCGATGATAAAAGCAACGTATTCTCTCTTGTCGTTAGGTCCAGTTAACTGCGTCAGTGTCCAGCGTTTATCAATACCTCGTATAACATTATAGTTATATTTATCTTCAAGCAATTTGCATTGTACAACTGTTTCAGAACCTAACTTTGATGTTGTTGTAGTAGTGACATAAACTGGCTCGCCTATTCCTCTTATAGGACTAAATAATACTGGCATTTAATAACCACCTACTTATAATAAAATTTCATATCAAAAGTTACTGACTTAACCTGTTGATTAAAAGCGAAATCATTCCAGCCAGGATAGAATTTAGGTTGTGCGTTTGTACAACGATGATTAATTGGAGTGCCGTTCCTCCACGTTTGAACTCCGTCATACACTATCTTGTCGCCTTTTTTCAAACTAATATTACTGATTTTCATATAATCAGATTTTCCTAACGTAAATCGGAAGCTTTCTTTACTGCTTACACTTTTACCTAGAACGATAGTTACTTTTTTATAGAGTTTAAATTCGTTATTAGGTACATTTCCGTGGTAATAAACACTGTTATTCCAAATATTAGTAAAAGTGTATGTTCTTTTGTCGTTTTCTTCGTCAAATGGTACTAACATATCGTTAGACCATAACGCTTTGTTAGGTTTGTTCTCTAAATCTAAAGAAGTACCAATACTCTCGGCAAAAGGTATTTCAATTGTTTCAAAAACTAAGTCGAAGTTAATCACATTACCTTTGTTATCAGGTGTTATTACTGATGAACATTTAACTTGATACTGTTTACCACTAGTATAGTAATTATCGTTCATCATATTATGATCGAATACTGGATAACCATATTTGTCGTATGGTTGATAGTCATCTTCCGTCGGTTGTAAAAACTTGTAATTATGCTCTTCGGCATATCTAAGTTCTCTAATCCATACAGGTTCAGTGTTTACTGTTAAATCATAGAATTTATCTCGTAATCTTGGTATATCATTAAGTTTTGTACTAACAACATAGCAAGGTACCGTAATTTTCCTTTTACGGTACTGACTACTAAGTAACATACGACCACTTGTGTTTTCTTTTGTTTCATAGTTGTCCTCTATCTCCGGGCTTTCAATGACAATATCTTTCACTCGAAAACCGAAGTCAGACAACTTGTATTTAGTGCCATCTTTTTGTTTAATTTCTAAATCCATTGCCTGACCTCCTAGAATGTGAATGTGGCATCTCTATCTGCATTTTGTCCGTTGACTATACCAGTTAAAGCGTCGTTGTCAATGTCCATTTTAACGGTAACAACACGTTGAGATGGATTTGTTTTGATATTGTGTGTATGTTGCACTTGAGCGTTCATATTAGCGTTTACTTTCTTCATGTTGGAAGTAATGTCTGGTACTGCTAAATTGCTATTAAATGCTTCTGTAATACTATTAGCCATGCTACCCATACCACTGATAACACTTTTACCTTCTTTATTAATTCCGATGCCTAAACCTTCCATAGTCCATACACCGAATTGTTTAAATAATTTAGAAGGAGATCCAATGTGTAATGCGCTTTTAGCAGCATTAACTGCACCCATTACAACACCTTTTGCAGCACTAACCAGCGCTCCAGCCATGTTTTTAATACCATTTATCATACCTCGTATCAAATCAGCTCCAACTTTAACCATATCTCCGATAAAATTTCTTGCTGCATTTACTGCTCTTGAAACACCTGAAGTTACAGAACTTACAACTCTAGACATTCCAGACATTACAGAGCTAACAATACCTGACATCGCTGAGCCAATCGCACTGAGCATGTTTGAAAAGCCACTGGTTACAAAACTTACTGCCCTTGAAACCGAATTGCTTATAAAACTTACTATTGTTGACCAAATGCTTGAAATAAAGCTTGATATCGATGACATAATAGAGCTTGTCACACTCATTAAAGTAGACCAACCAGTTGATACGAAAGATACAATAGTTGAAACAACTGTGCTTACTATAGTAACTATTGTTGTCCAGATTGCAGATATCACAGATGAGATTGCAGTCATTATAGTAGTTGTTATAGTGATTAAAGTAGTCCACGCAGTTGTAACGATAGTGACGATGATATTAACAATAGTCATAATAATAGTTGAAATCGCAGTCCAAATTGTTTGAGCAATAGTAACAAGAACTGTCCAAATAGTTTGTGTAACTGTAACAATTGCAGTCCAAACCGTAGTAACAATTGTAACTAAAGTTGAAATTATTGTAGTTATTACTGTGACAATGGCTGTCCAAACCGTCTGTGCAACTGTAACTAATATTGACCATTGTATTTGCGCTAAAGTAACAATTCCGTTCCATATGTTAGCAAGGAATGTACCTAAGCCGGTAACTACAGAAATAATAGCATTAACAATTGAATTCCAAATTGAAGTTGCAATACCAACTAATGCGCCAAATATTGTACTAAAGAAGTTGACTGCATTTTGCCAAGTTTGTTGTAGATATTTACTCCAAATATCCCATATAGCTTGAGCTGCAGAAACAATGTTTTGCCAAATTGTTTGCCCAACTTTTAATATTGTTTGCCAAGCACCCGACCAGTCGCCACTAAGTATCTGTAAAGCTACAGTAATAATTCCAATGATCACATCAAAAGCAACTTTAATAACTGTAGATATTACAGTCCAAACCGTACTTACAACAGCAACTAATGCTTGGAAACCTTGCGAAACAATTGGAGAGATTAACTTAACTGCTGTTTCAACAATTTGCACGATTGTATCCCAAGCATTTTTAAATATAGGTACAAGGGGTCCCATAATGGATTGCGCTTGAGATAATAAATCTCCTAAGAAGCCAATAACTGCTTGTATCGCTGCTCCAACAGCACTTTTAATGGCATTCCACGCACCTATTAAGGCATTACGTAATACTGATGATGAGTTCCACAAAGCAACGAATATAGCTATTAATGCTGCTACTCCTGCTATGATTAATAGTATTGGTGCATCTATCGCTGCAATAGCAACACCAATAGCTTCAAATACTGGAGCCAATGCCGAAGCTACAGACATTAATGCTTCTATAACTGTTCCGGCACCTGTAAACACTTTGATAAATGTTCCTATAAAGTCTATAACTCCTAAAATAGGTGGACCTAGTGTCATGAATACACCGGCTAATGTAGCAATTAATCCCAATAACATTCCAATAGCAGGATGTGCTTCAGTTAATTTAGCAATAAAATCTGTAATCGCAATAGCAACATCTAAAACTGCTGCAGCTAGTGGTGCCATTGCAGTACCAACATTTATAATGATTTGGATTATATTACCTAGTAGAGATATTAATTTAGGGCCATTCGTGTTGATATAATCCATAAATTTCTTAAATCCATCTGATTGTGCTACTGTAGCACTCCATGATGCGAATTTTTCAGACATTTGCGCTAGAGATTCTAATATAGAGTGTGTATTCGGCGCGAATGCTTTCATAAGGTTAAAAATACCCTTGAAGGTATTTCCAAATATTTGTCCGATTAACGGTAAGTTCTGTTTAGTATATTCAACAAAGGATCTAATAGCTTCTTGTCCAGCCGATGACTGCGCCCAAGAATTAAAAGCTTGTCCCATTCGTTTAAATCCAGCTGCAGCCCAATCTGCGAGTGGCGCTAGTTGTGTGAGAACACTTACTACACCACTACCAAAATTACCTGCTGCACTTAGCATGTTGTTGAATATTCTTACACCTGTTGTACCCATCATTTCGAAAAACTGTTGTGCTACTTGAGAGTTTTTAGCCCAATCAAGCATTTTAGCACTCGCTTGTTCCATTCCTTTTGACACGCCGCTAATGAAAGGAGACAAACCTGATAATGCCACTTTAATCATGTTTAAACCATTAGCCATTGTGTTAAAGATTTGACTTTGATTTTTCTCTATAATACCTTGCCAAGCATCTTGAACACCTTGTAAGGCGCTTTCGTACTTTTTCGTTTCAGCTGTAGCTTGTAGAGTTCCATCGTTAAGCATTTTAATAGCACTTGCAGCCATAACTCCAAATCCCATAACTCCGCCTGCAGCAACACCAAATGCAGCTGCTAATCCTGCAGCTCCACCAGCTACAACCCCGATAGCGTTAAGAACAGCAAATAATGCAGGAACCATCGAAGCAATGATAGGAACTACCAACGTTATATTGGAAATTAAAGAACCCTTTATCATGTTAGAAATTACGGTACCAATTGTTCTGATACGTGTAGCTAAAGCGTTCCATGAGTTCATAGAACTATCAATACCAGCTACCATTGCTCTAAATGCGCCTTGCGCTTTATCTGAATCAACATCTATCCTAGTGTGTATTCGGTTAGGAATTGAACGTAACATTGCTTTAAGGGCTAAAATCTTAGATACAGCAGCGCCTTCGTTAACTTCGACTGTAGCTTTTGCTTTTTGTCTCGCAAAGCTATTAAGCGACTTTTTAGCTTCTGCTATAGCGACACGTGCTTTAGTTGCGTCTGCATCTAAATGAGCACTATAAGAATTTCCGTCAAACATATCTAAATCAATCTGTAGCTTAGATAACGTTGATATAGCTCTTCTTGCGTCAACATCAGCATGTGCATTAGCATTTGATCCGTCGAAACGTTCTAAATATGCTTGTGCTTCTTCAATATTAGCTTTCGCGCTTGCTACATTAGCGTCTAACTCTGCGTCGCCTCTGTAAGCATCGAATTTGCGTACATATTCTTCAGCTATTTGTACTTTGCTTTTAACTTCGTCAATATCTATATCAAGGTCAGCTTCTGCACGAGTGTTATTAAATGATTCTATTTCTTTTTTAGCTTTGTTTACTGCGCTAGTTACACCTGATGCATCTGCATCAATTTCATTATCTTTGATTTTATCCATAGTACCTTTAAAACGCTCTGCTGTGTTTTTAGCTGCTTGTATAGCACTTTTGAACTTTTTTGCGTTAGCTTCAATCGTCGCTTTTATACTATAGTTAGCTTCTGCCACGTGTTCCCACCTCCTTATTTATTAAGTTCTGCAATTTGTTGAAGTAAATTTTTAGGAGGCATATTCTCCTCAAATTTGCTTTCAGAAGCGAACTTCACAGTTTCGCCTCTGTCTAATCGTTTAATGTTCTCTTGATAATGCATGATATCGTCTGCACTTTTGAAACGATATTCTGTCTCGCCTTTTTTACCGCCACGTTTCTTCTTCTCTGCAGCTGCGTCTCTAATAGCAAAAGCGAGTTTGTACATATCCATATCTTTATCTAGTTGCTCATACTCTAGTGCATACATACGATAGTTGAATTCTCTAAGTGTCATTCGCTCTATAACATCTAAATCATATATTTTGAGCTTACTCATGCATAAGATAACAATACGATCAAACGTTAAAAGTTCTTCCTCTACTTCTTGCTGTTCTTTTTGTATTTTTTCGGAACGAGGTTTTGGGTTAAAACACGCTTTCCCAGTTCCTCGATGACTTCGTTACAAAATTCTTCAAGTCCTGTATTTTCAATAACATCTTCAACAACAGCTTCTAAATCTTCTTCGGTTTTAGGTGCTCCTTTTTCTTGTGCTGTTGCAGCTTTAATCACTTTCGCAACATCTACTACACTGTGGCTTTCTAATGCAGGTACTAACATTTCTGTACCTTTACCAAAGTTAACTTGTTCAGCTTCCATGCCCATTTCTTTATCAATGATGTTTAAAAACTTTAATCCGAATGATAGTTCAATTGTTTTACCGTTAAATTTGATTTCCATATTATTAATAACCTCACTTTAAATTTAGTCAAAAAGAAAAAGAGGGCATCTAGCCCTCGATATTATACAGTTTCTGCTGTGCTTGGTTCGTTAGGTTGTGGGATTTCTGACACAAGACCATCGTCAGCTGGATCTGCAGCAACAGTATCGTGGAAGCCATAAGCAGCTTTGTTTTTCTCGATTTGTTCTGGTAATGTTGCCCAACCACGAACTTTTCTAAGATATACACCAAATTCAGTTTCAAATTCTGCGATATCTTCAGCGTCGTTAGTACGGTCAATACTATTCCAGTATCCTTGACGATATTCTGCTTTATATTTTCCATCTTTGTTTTTAACTTTTTTATTGATAACCCATAATTCATAAGGAGTATCTTCTTCGGTAGCATCTTCAATTTCATCACATAACGTGTCGTCTTGGTTCATGTAGCAGTTAATCGTAACTGTTGACTCTAATGTACCTCCAGAGTTAACAGGACCATCTACAGTAGCTTCTGTATCTCTGTCTTTTTCAGTTTCACGTTCTAATTCTGTTACCCACATTACTTTATTTGCATCTTTTTTATCGCCAGCCTTACGAATCAAGACTAACTCATCAGTACCTTGTTTAATTGCCATAGGTTTTGCCCTCCTAAAAAATTGTATAAAAAAACAAGCCAATTAATGACTTGTGTATTCGATATTTATTGTTATATGTGATAATGCTTGATTACTTTCTATTTCGATAGCTTCGTTGATATCTAACTGTGGATTAAACAAATTGAAACCATCGAGTTGAATATCATCTAACATGATATTTTGAACTTGCATAAGCAAGTTATCGTTTACCCCTTTATCATCATCTAACCCCCACAAATGAACGGTAGCGGTAGGATTACCTCTAAAACTGTCAAAAGTTAACACGTTCATGCTATCTGTTGTAGTTTGAATAGCGATAAATGGATATTCAATTTCTTGGTTTAACTCTTTTGTTTCAATAACAGGGACACCAAGTTCACTAAATTTTTCATATAAGTAGTTGAATAGTTGAAGTTTAGCTGATTGTTTCATAGCATACACCCCTTAACCGTTTACTAATCTTTCGAGGTCCTCTCTGACTTTTCGAGTGTATCTTTCATAAACAGGGAACATAAACGTTTCAGGAGCCATGTAACGCGTACCATATTCTAAAAACCCACTATATCCTGCATTAGAGGTAATAGCATACTTCATATCGCCATTTTTTGTATCTCTGATCATTCTAGCTAAGTTACCTGTCCAGTAACCTTTATTCATTATTGACTTAGCGCTCACAACAGTATCTTTAGCGAACTCGCCAGCATTGTTTTTGAGCACTTCGTCAACATCATCATCAATGCTTCTGTGCATTCGATCTAGCTTTCTAATTAGAGCATCGATATCTCCAGCCATTATTTAACCTCCTCTGCATAGAATACAGTGTCGTGTTCATAGTCGATACGTTTAGTGATAATGTACTTTGAATCTTTGATATAAGCATGAGTCACTTTTGGTTCAAAACGACCATTTAAGCGAATGACATTAATATCTTTGGTTACATCTCCATATTCTAGGCTTGTACGCTGCGGGGACAAAGGAGAAATGTTACAAGGGACTATATCAAAAACTTTCTCCTTAACATCGTACTTACTTGTTTTAGGGTTGTAACTGCCTTTTGTTTCCTTAGAAAATGAAACGCGCTTATTGTATCTCAATAAAATACACCTCTGCCACGTTTACTTGTATTTTTAGGAAACAAAGCGTTAATGACATCCAAATATTCGTCAAAATCATTGTTTTGGAATGTATTGGAACGACCATCAACACTTTCTTGTGTCATACCTTCAGCGCCAACACGATTAAAGCGCTTGACTGCTACTTCTTCGACAATGTATTCCAATCTATCTGGAACTTGTTCAATATCTACTGGAAGTAAGCTAATCAAACGCTTTTCAGTGTTACTTATGATTATTTCGAGTAGTTCATCTTGCTTATCATCATTGATAGAGAGTAACTTTTTGACATTTTCTAATACTGCCATGTTATCCCTCCAACTTTTTAAGAATTACCGCTTTCGTATCGTCTTTTGATACATCTACATTATGTTTTTCAGCTATTTCTAACAATTCAGCTTTTGTTGCTTTAGCATCTACATCTAAAGCGATGTATTGCTTGTTATATACGTTTTGCTTATGAAATAATTCGTCAATACGCTTAGAAGTAATATCAGTAGGGAACTCGTTTCCTACTTTATATTCTTTCTGATCTTCTTTATTAATGAAGTCGCGTACAACTTTATAAGAATAAGCCATAAGTTAGACCTCCTCGATTAATTAAACTGTTTCTGTATTTCCACTTGAAGCACTGCCAGCAGTCAACTTAGCAAACGCTTTGTCGTCTGCAATATGGAACGCAACGTCCATAGTTACACGTAATGCAATCAATTCTTGCTCGAATAGGTTAACTGGAGAACCATCAGCATTTTGAACAGTTGATAATTGACCATCTTCCGAAATTTTATAAGACATGTTGTAAGGGATACCGTAGAATACTTTGTTAAAGTCTCCAGCGTATAAGTCGCCTTTTTTGAAGTTGTCTGATTTAAGATCAACTACAGGTAATCCATCTAAAGTGTTGCTTGCGCGGTCATAGTAGCTTTCTTTAGTATCTTTATCGCGAACTCCACGTAAAGCAGTACGGTTTTGAGTTTTAGATAAGAAAGCGTTAGGTTCAACATCATGTTCCAATAAAGCGTCCTCTAATGCTAATACGTTATCTAAGTTAATATCGCCATTTACAATATTTTTAGAAGAAGCAGCTGATTGTTCAATAGATTGTTTGAACGGGTTATCAATGTTTAATAAACCGGCTTCATCAAACTTTTTGTAGAATTGTTCTGCAATTTGAGGTTTCATAGCTTCAAAGAAACGAGAATAAGTGTAGTTTAAGTATTCGCGTGAAGCAACGATGATAACACCTAATTTATGAGAACGCATAGACGCCTCAAGTAAGCTAGGTTTAGAAGTTTGAATTTTTTGACCTTCTCCTACCCAGTAAGCGCCTGGTTTATCTGCCCAGTAAGTGAACTTTTTCTCTGATTTACCACCCATATCTTGGTATTGGCCTAATTGCATAATCTTAGAGTTTTGTAATACGTCTAAAAGGATAGGGTCGTTAAAACTGTCGGATAATTCGCCTTCCTTGTGTTCGTGCATCATTACATGATCCGGATTAAATGTTTGTGGTTTTACATCTGCCATTTATAACGCCTCCATTTATTTAATAATTCTGTTCTCTTTTGCTAAATCAGCAAAACTTTTAGATGTTTCTTTTTTAGAAGATACGTCACTACCTTGTCCATAAGGCGTTGATTGACGTGTAGCTTCTTTAACTTGCTCTTGTACTGCTTTGTCGAAATCTTCTTTAATCGAATTAACGACATCATTAATTTGTTCATTATCTTCCAAATGAATTAAAGACTGTGCAAACGAAGTAGGTAGACCTTTTTCTTTTAAGTCACTTTCTACATCAGATTTGAGTTCACGCAATTTAAATTCTTTTTCCTTTTCAGCTAAGGCTTGTTCGCGTTTCTCAATTTCTTTGTCTTTCTTCTCTTTTTCAGTTAACTTAGCGTAGCTTTCAGCCTCTTTTTTAGCTTCTTCACGAGCTTTGTCTAGTTCTTGCTGGTGCTTACGATCTCGTTTAGAAAGAGCAGTCTCGACAGCTTTACTGATTTGAGAATCTACTTCGCTTCTTGTATATGTTTCTTGCTCTTGATCGCTATTGTTTTCTGGCTTCTTATCATTACTTTGTCCAGGTTCACCTTCGTCATTGTCAGCGAAGAATTGTAAATTTAGATTTAGTTTGTCATTTAATTTCATTTGTATATCCTCCCGTTCAGTCTTAAATTCAATGTTTAATCGCATAAAAATAGCACCCCAATTAGTCAATTAAGCCCAATTAGTGTGCTAGATATATTTGATATTCGCATTTGATTTAAGCCCGCTCAGTATTTTTTAATTTTGAGCAGTTTAACGACTTACTGAGGTCGAGTAGGTTAACGTATCCTACTGACGAGATATTGGCGCGGTAACGCCAGGACCAACTGCTTCACGTTTTGACATAAGTACCACCTCAGATGAAATTTTTAGGTTTAAACTCTTTCTTCTCAGGTTCTTTCTGTTTCGCTTGTGCTTGGTTACTAGGGTTCGAGTCATTCAATCGTTTTAATTCATGATGAATGCCTTCAAGAGCTTTAGCGATACGTTCATTACACACCGCTTCCACCCTCTTGAATTGCATCAACAATTTTGTCTATCTTCTCTTGAGTTGTCATACTATCTTTGATGATATCTGATGGCTCTTTATTAAATATCTGATTGTATTCGTCATACACATCATCTAATCTATCTTGCAAGTAACTTTCATCGTACTTGTCGTACTCGTCTATTGTGTCATCATCAAGTTCAGTTACATCATAAAGACCTTCTTCTGTTTCGTAATCCTCTTCGTACTCTTCTTCTATTTCATCTCCAGAACCACCAAGTCCCTCTAAGAAATCTAAATCCTCTTGATCAAAGTCATCTGAAAAATCGTAATCTTCTTCCCAATTCTCTTCTTCAAATTCTTCTTCATCTGGATCCATAAAGTCATCTTCATATTCTGAATCTTCTTCATCGCTAAAATCTGTATCGATGACTTCCTCTTCTTCCCAATCAGCATCTTCATAGTCACCTATAGAATTATCTACAATTTCTTTTGCAGTACCTTCGTTGGTAACTGGCGGCGTATTTGTTACATCGTTTGTTTCTGCCAACTACAACACCTCCTTATAGTGAATATCTTCCTTTGCGTTCTTCAAAGAATTCATCTCTCCAATTAGGATTGATGTGTGGCGCTACAGCACTCCGACAAAAAGGATGCATAGGCGGAGCGTTCACACCAGGCTTCATATCTTTGACTTTGAATACTTTTCCATTTAATCCACGACATGTTTTGGTTGTCTTACTATCTATCTTAGCGTGATATTCATATTCTGCGTCAGGTCCATGTTGTTCTAACATATGACGCTTTGCAGCTAATGTTTGTACTCTAGCTGTTTCTGTTACGAGTAATCGTCTTATCTCATACGTACTATTGCCTGTTTCTTTTCTGAATTCTTTTACGAACTCGTAAGGGTGGCGACCTCTTAACAAAACTTGACTTGTAGCCTTTTCAACATGAGCACGAACAACTTTCATATCACGCCATAAACGACGTGACCAATTAGAGTTTTGGAAAGGTGCAGTAACGATCGTTTTAACATCGCTTAATGATACATGTAACGTTTCACCTAATATACCTGCTTGTTGCTCAAGAGAACGATAATAAGACGATTCCATGTAATTATAAATAGATTGCTCTATACGAGCATATGAGTACGTTACAATGAGCCCTAACTGTGCTTTAAGTAACTTCTCTCTATTCACATACATCGCTGTATTGTATTGCTTAAGTTCTCTGTTCGCTCTATCGCTAAAGTCATTGTTTTTAACGTATGACCTTGCTTTATTAGCGAAAGATTGAACGTCGAAGTTATCCACTCGCTTTTTTGCTTCGTTGATAGGAATACCTTCACTGTCTGCATATCTTGCATAGAACTTAGATATCTCATTCTCTATATCGTCAATCATGTTGTTAACAATGCGTTCAATCTCTTGACTCATTTCCTTATCACTCATTGTTTCATCTTTAATAATCTCTTGAGCTCTTTTATCCCAATAAGTCATGTATTATCACTCCTTATTGTCAGATGCTTCATCATCTTCTTCCGATGGTTGGTTATCAGTTAGATCATTGAACATCAACTCATCAGAATGTTTTATCTTTTCTTCTTGTTCTTTTCTGATACGTTCAACTTCATCTTTAGGATTGTCTATGAAAGAAACCAGAGACATTAATGTTTTCTGACTGATTTCTCCACCAGAATTGATGTACATTTGCATTTCTTCTGTCAGTGACTTAGGCAAGTTTCTTGTGAATGTGAATATCAAGTCTCTAAGGTTGTCCTTATCTATTTCTCTATTGATACTCATAATTTCTCCAACTAACTTGTAACGTCTAACTAAGCCTTTTCGAAATAGACCTTCTTTAATCGCTGTACGTTGTTCTAAGCCAAATAGCTTATATTTCATGGCTTCTCCAGATTGTTGACCTCCAAAGTTTTCGTCAGTCATGTCTGGTGTGTTAGTAAGTGTATGAATATCTTTAGCAATTCTTGTTTTATATGATTCAACGCCACTTACATCATATTGTTTATAGATGTATTGAGCGTCTACATTACCTTCCGTTACTTTATCATCTACCGTTGTATATTCAGGAGGTGCTAGATGGAACACATTAGCCTCTTTTTGCAGTGTCGCTACTTCTTCATTCAGGTCAACGTTGCCTTTGATAAGTAGCATTGCGTCATTTAAGTCACTCATGTAGTTAGCTGTATCTGATTGTGCCTCATCATATAAGTCAATAAGTGGTATGACCTTTTCAAAGTCTCCACGTCGCTTTTCATTATTGCTAAACTCTGTAATAGTTACTTTGCCAAACGAATGTGCTTCAGGAGGTTTACGCTCTGATAACTCTAAGTTAGTAACACTGTTTGCTTCATAGAAGTATGTTGCATTATCAGTAATGACATCGACATAGTAGATATTGCTTTCTGCCTCAGTCATCTCGACACTATCTTCTGTCGATACTTTCCAATATCTAACAGCCATAATACTATTTTTCTCAATGGTAGTATCGTATATAACGAATGTATTACGTGGGTCTGATTTATAAATTCTAACTTCATCTTGTTGATTACGTATGATGTATTCATAAGCACGGCCAAATATAGATAAATCTAACCCCAGTGAACGATTGTGACTATCAATGTCGTTTATTGCATGCAACTGATCTATTTTATCTTGTGTCATATTGCCTTCTGATTGTACTTGTATGGCATGACCGAAGCAGTAACCGTTAATAAAGTCTGTAATGTAAGAAGCGAAGTCATGAGCAGCTCTATTATCTGCTAAGTGCTTTTCTCTCCGACGTTTGTTACGCATGATATTGAAATTTAAACCTTGATAATAATCATCTAACATTTGTAGTCTTGGGACTTGTGCCTCTAAATGATGACGAATGAAATCACTAATATCGTTAGGATTATCTAACAAGTCTTGTGTAGTTCCATCATATTTGTAAGTTTCAACTGCATCACGTCTGTATATCTCATCACGCATTTGACGACGTTCAATATCTCTTTCAAAGTTGTTTACGTGTGCCATGTGTTACCTCCTTATAAGCCCATAGCTTTAATGGTGTTTATAGATTTTTTAAGTGGCGCTTTCTTTTTAGGTTTCTGTTTATAAAATTTAGAGCAAGAATAGCGTAGTGAATCGATGCAGTGATTGTAAGTATCTACTGGTTCGTTCATATATTCATCAGTGTTTTTATCTTTCTTCCACGTGTAATTATCGAACTCCTCAATAGTTTTGAAACAACGCTCGTCAATCACTATATCGAATTGCATAAGAAATTGTAGCCCTTGCATGATAGAACCTTTACCTTTTTGTGCAGGTTTAATACGTTCTATACCCAGTTTACGCATTTCTGCTATACTTTTTTGTTCTGCGCTATCTGCAAAGATTTCTTCTTTGGAATATCCTAAACGTTTGATAATTTCTGCTATCTCATCGTTTAACATACCCGTCTTGACATATTCTTCAATAATGTACAACTTCTTATTCTTAGCGTCTATCTTACAGTGTATAAATGCGCTCGGATCGTTTACATAACCATAGTCAAGTCCAAAGTATGAAGGTAGGTGTCTCAACTCATCTTTGTTGAGTAATCGTTTTTCGTACTTAGGAAATACCAACTTATCTAAAGTAGCGAACTCACCTAAAGCGTAAATCTTATAATATGCAGGGTTACGATTTGCTAATAACTCTAAATTCTCTCGAGTAGTTTCATCTAAAAACTTATTGTCTTTGTAACTAGACTGTCTGACAATCACATTTTTCATCTTTTGTCCATGTTCAAAGAAATACTTATAAACCCAGTTCAATTTAGAAACTGGGTTAAACATCAAGAATATTTGTTTTTTCATATGCTTTTTCTCTCTTAAACGTAATGTTAATTGTGTGTAATCATTTAGTGTGAACTCAGAAGCTTCTTCCATAACAATATCTGATATCCCTTTGATGGATTTAATTTTCTCGGGATTATCTAAACCTTTGAACAAAAAAACTGCGCCATTAGGTAATTCGACTTTGTTATCAGTCTTATTCCAACGACACAGATTCCATATACCATAGTTGATTAAACATGCTTTCACATCTTCGAACAAACTATCCTTTATCGTAGTTTGTACCTTTCTCATCCACATAATACGTCTAGGAACATTCCATTTCATCAATGCTTTAAGTACAACCTTTTGTATTACACCATGTGACTTACCACTAGAACCTCCACCATAATGTACTTCTGTGAAATTGTCATAGTTAGTAAGTATTTCGAAGATATTCTTGTTAAACACTTTCTCCGGGTTATTAAAATTAAGTTTAAGACTCGTCATCATAATCACCTATGTTGATTTCTATATTGCGTTGAGTAATTTCTTTCTTGTCGATATAAGCACCATGTACTTTTAAGATATGATCTAACGAACGTTGGCGTTCTTCTACATTAGGTGTAATAGTATAAGTTACTTCTTTATCTACTTCGCCTTCTAAATGGTCATATCTTTTAGTGTATGCTTTTTGCGGCTCTCCTCTTGCAATAGATGCTGATAATGCTAACGCCTCTGTAATGCTCATTAAACTTTCTTCTTGTACTTCTTTAATACGTTCGTTGATATAATTCTTAACTGTAGTATTTTGTAGTAGCTTAGTTGCATTGGTATTAGCTTTATTTTTAGAATAACCAGCTTTAATATAAGCGCTTGTTGCGTTTCCTGTCTTAATATATTCATCTGCGAATCTCTGTTGTTTTATGTTCAGTCCGTTCATCTCATATATCACCAACTCTCACGCTAATAGCTTTATTTTTCTACATAAAAAAACGCCCTATTTGGGCGATTTTATTAATCTACAACTTCTATCGATACTATATTGTTTAAATTAAAAAAATTATTTTCTGCGATACGAATAAATCTTTCTGTATCTCTTAGTTCGTTGAGTTTATCATTAATTGTATTAATTATAGATCCCTTTGATGTACCATAAATTGTAACGCTGTTAATATTTCCTGATATATCAGTCATTTTAACAATAAATTCTTTGTTTTTTTCCATTTTTAATCCTCCATTGATTTTAAATATTACACAATTAATTGTATAAAAAAATACAAAAATTGCAAATAATAACCTACCCGACTTTTCTATCGGATAGGTTCATAGGAGAAAAATTATGTTCGATCATTTGAAAGGAATAAAAATAGAAAGGTTTACATGAGGTAAGTCGTTTAATAACTTACACTATCATAATAACAGCGTTAGTGACGTTATTTTTCCAGACTTTTTCCAAACGGTCCAGCAGTTAATCGAAAAACTGGATAGTCGTTGTTTGTAAATTGCGATAATTGATATTTACCAGCTTTTACTACTTTTAATTCTACTCTTTCGACGAATGCTTCTAAAATACTTTTAGCTTTCTTCCCTTCTTCTAACATTTCATCATCTTTTATTTGAACAATAATACCAATATTGCCTACATATTCTCCTTCTTTTATTTTTGTTGATATTGCTTCTAAAATCTCTATAGCTTTCATATCCTCACTCCTAATGCATAATACCTAACTCATCTGCCAATCTAATAAGTATTTCTTTCCTTAACTCATAAGCTGTTGATTTACTCACACATATTTCTTGAGCAACACCAGTAAGGTTTAATGTTCTCGGCTTTTTAAAGTAATATATATCCATGAGCTGTTGACTCTCTTTACTACTTGTTTGATATACAATATCTATAGCAGACTTCATTCTAGCTAACTGAGATAAACGTCTATCATTCACTACACGCGTTGCTTTTATCTCCGTGACACTAACGTTACTATGCACTCTATCTCCACCAATATTAGTGTCAGTGGGTTGCCAAGGGTTCAACACTTCTTCTCTCACACGTTGGATATCTTTATCTATATGCCTATAATTGCTTAATTCACTTTCTAAATAGCGTTGCGTTGATTTTCTTAATCCCATGCTTACCCTCCATTCTCCAACTTATCTTTCAAGGTTTTAATCTCATACTCTTTCACTTCTAACTGATGTTTTAGATCATTCTGTTCAAGTATAGAGCCAAATAGTAGTAAAACTAATATAATGATTGCTATTACGCCCCACATTGTTTGACCACCTCTAAATTAGGTTTGTGTTCTAGTACAC